CATATAATCTTAATTCTTGAAACATAGAAAAAAGGTCTTTTTTATCTAATTCTAATTCTTGAGATAAATTATAAATAAAAACTAAATTATTATATTCAGTTGAATATTTGGTAAGAACTTTAGTAAATCGAATTTCGTTAAAGTTATGATTATGGTTAGGAAAATTATCATGAAAAATTTTATTAGTATAAAAAGTTTTTATCAACGAACTCATTTCATTAAATAACCAAATTTGATTTTGAAAAGTAATTCTATCGATATAATCAGCAAAACAAATATTATTTAATATTTGTGAATATATGGGAATAGTAGTATTAATATCAAAATTATCAAAAATATCAATGATATTTTCATGCCATAATAAAGCAACAATAGTGCGGTCCGTTTCATTTAAAACTTTATTATGTTCATTAATATTATGAGGTTTATTTAATAATAATTTTGTAATTTTTTTCGTATCTTCATTGTATGATTTTTTACAAAATAATTCAATCAATTTGTCATTATCAATATAATTATCATTTTTGCTGATTATATCAACCAACAAAGATAATTTTCTTAAATCGCCTTGTATATATTTGTTGATTTCTAAATTATACGAAATATTATTAGGTAAAAAATTATTTAATAAAACCAATGTTTGTTGACATGTAGGAGTTTTTAATTCAAAACTATTACATACCTTTAATAATTCTTTAATTTTTTTATCAATCATATAATTACCAATACAAATAATAGGATTAGATGTTTTTTCTTCTAATTTTTGTTTTTTTGTTTTTTTTTGTCTCATAATTTTGATCAATGAAGTAATCCCACCTTTATCCCCATTAGTCATACCATCAATTTCATCCATTATAATAGCAATTTTTCTTTGTCTTTTATATAATAAATCCAAAACATTTCTATTAGAAATGTTATTATTAGTAATGGTTTCAATTAGATTTTTATTACGAATATCCCCAGCATCATATTTAATGACATCATACCCCATTTTATTTAATATATTGGTTACAAATAGAGTTTTTCCAGAACCAGGAGAACCGTATATATAAAATCCATTTTTTTTATTAGGAGTAGTATCATTTAAACAATTGATTATGTTATTTTCTATATCTACTCTATTTAATATTGTATTTATATTATCCATGTATAAATAATATAAATTTTTTTAAATTCTATTTTTTACAAAATAATTATGATATATAAAGTATGATTAATATAATTATTTTCGAAATTGACTAAAATCCGCAGTGCGAGCGATATAATTATTTTGATTTTTCGCTGGTAAAAGTCCTCCATGTGAAAAATCATTGATTAATCCTTGACTCGGTCGAGACTGTTGAGTGGATTGAATTGGTTGTCCAAGTTGATTTGGTTGTCCAAGTTGATTTGGTTGTCCAAGTTGATTTGGTTGTCCAAGTTGATTTGGTTGTCCAAGTTGGTTTGATTGTACGGGTTGATTTGGTTGTCCAAGTTGATTTGGTTGTCCATGTTGATTTGGTTGTCCAGCTTGATTAGTCGAATTAGTTAATATATTATATATACCAGCTCCTGTTTTTTCAATTAAATCTCCAGCGGTATCAATAGTATTATCAATAACGGTTGCCGTAGTATCAACAGTATTATTAATAACCCCGCCTAAATTTGGTTTATTCTTTTTTGAAATATTATCACGAATTTCATCTGGTTTAGGCAACATAGAATCACCTTTTTCATCTAATGTTCCATTACCACCTTGTCCACCACAAGAAGAACAAGTATCCTTAGATTTGTCTTTATTACACGCAGGACATGGAGGACAAGAAGGACAAACAGGTGGAACAATTTGTGTTTTCAATAGATAATCATCACTTGATGGAAAAGAATCAGCATTAGGATTGATCGGAGGGAAATCATTCGAATTCGATTGACCATCATTGGTCTCACTAAGTAATGGTATTTTAATATTTTCAGAAGTAATTAAACTATCACCTTCAATTCTTAAAACTTTCATACCACGTAATTCGTCACCAGTTATTATAGATTTTTTAATAATAATAAACATAATTTTAATACCAATCGGAATACATATAACACTAGCTTCCGCAGATTGAATATCTACAATAAAAGTTGTCGGTTCATCAATTACTTCAATTGTATCAGAACTGAAATTATTATCCTGTCTATCACCGTTTCTATTTATATATATAATTGGTTCCTCGTTTAATATAAGATTTCCATTTTCAGGAACGTAATATAATTCATTTATAATTCGACGACTATTATAATCACCAAAATTCATATTAGGACCATCCATGTCTCTTTTTTTATCATGTCCAATAACACTATTAAAATCTATTTCAGATTTAACTTGTGTTATTGATTTATCCTTGATCGCAATAGTAGTAATATGTTTATTTAAAGATAGGTTAATAATATGAATAAAGGTGTCTGAATTCCAACAAGCATATGTAACCAATATGTTACTACCGTTAGTATCTATAAATGTAATTTCGTATGAATTAAAACTAGACGACATAGTATTTATATTATTTTCTAATACCTCACCTCCGGATTGAATATCGGTATAAACTATTGATTCTTCCTCCGTATTACGAGGATGAACAACTATACTTTTATATATAACTGTATTCGGTGTATCATCATTAGTTAAGCCTTCAATATTACTTAAGCCTTCAATATTATTATCGATTGAAGAATAATTAGACATCGATTCAACTGGTTTAAAATTAGACATCAGTTCAGTTGGTTTAAAATTAGACATCGATTCAACTGGTTTAAAATTAGAAAACCCATCAGCACCAATACCATCGTCAGTAGCACCACCAATACCATCGTCAGTAGCACCACCAATAGCACCATCACCAATAGCACCATCAGTAGCACCATCACCAATAGCACCATCAGTAGCACCATCACCAATAGCACCATCAGTAGCACCATCACCAATAGCACCACCAATAGCACCACCAATAGCACCATCAGTAGCACCATCAGTAGCACCACCATCAGTAGCACCATCACCAACAGCACCATCAGTAGCACCATCAGTAGCACCATCAGTAGCACCATCAGTAGCACCATCAGTAGCACCATCAGTAGCACCATCACCAATAGCATCGTCAGAACCGCCACCAATATCACCCTCATCTTTATAATGTAATTCTACTAAATTACCATTTAATTTATCAAAATATAAATTATCATATATATTAGTTAATTCATTACTACTTGAATAATTATCAATAGTAGAACTTATAAAATCTGTATTTTCCATACCTTCTTGTCGTTTATTGATGAATAAACAACCAATTACAAATAATATTATTAATATTAACACAATATAACTTTTTGTTAATTTAAAAAGAATTTATCAATATAATATATATAACGAAAAAAATTGAAAAAAAAAATGAAAAAATATAAATAATAAAATGAAAAAAATATTAGAAGCATATTATAATGAAAATAACGATTATGAAATATGTATAGATGAAGCAGGAAGGGGATGTGCTTTCGGAAGAGTATATATAGCAAGTGTAATTTTACCTAAAGACTTAAAAAATTTTGATGGTTCAAATATAAAAGATAGTAAAAAATTCACATCAAAACAAAAATTAAAATTAGTAGCGGAATATATAAAAGAAAATGTGTTAGAATATAATATTTCATACATAGAATCGACAGTAATCGATGAAATAAATATATTACAAGCAGTGATGAAAGGAATGAAAATATGTATAAATAATAATATAGAAAAATTAAAAAAGAAGGATATTTTAATGAGAAAAAAGGTCGAATTAATAATAGATGGAAATTATTTTAAGCCATCATATACGTATTATAGTGAAGAAAGTAATAGTATAGTAGGAGTGCCTCACGTAACAATAGAAAAAGGAGATGGAAAATATATGGGAATAGCAGCCGCAAGTATATTAGCAAAAGATGCTCGCGATACGTATATCTTAGAATTATGTGAAAAAAATCCAATATTATCAGAAAATTATACTTTGGAAAAAAATATGGGATATTGTACAAAGAAACATATAGAAGGAATAGAATGCCATGGAATAACTGAATGGCATAGAAAAACATATAGTTGTTGTAAAAACAAAAAAATAAATATAATAGAATAAAAATTATATAAAAAATATATAAAAAATTATATATAAAAAAATGTCGAAACAAACAATCTGTTTAAATATGATAGTAAAAAATGAATCTCACGTAATCGAAAAAACACTACAAAATTTATGTGATAAATTTGAAATTAGTTATTGGATAATATCAGATACAGGTTCAACTGATAATACAGTAGAACTGATAAATCAATTTTTTAATAAACAAAAAATAAATGGAGAAATATTCCATGATGAATGGAAAGATTTTGGCCATAATAGAACATTAGCGTTAAATCATGCATATAATAAAACCGATTATTTATTAATATTTGATGCGGATGATAAAATAATCGGTAAAATAGATATTCCTGAAAAGCTGGAATATGATGGTTATTTATTAAAAATAGGAAAAGATTTTACCTATAATAGACCATTATTAATAAATAATAGGAAGAAATGGATGTTTATTGGAGTGTTACATGAATATTTACAATCTTTAGAAAGCGGTGAATATAACAAGGGTCCTGTATTAAAAGGAGAATATTATATAGAGTCAGGTCGAACTGGTAATCGAAGTCAATTCGATAATAAATATATAAAAGATGCTATAATATTAAAAGAAGCCTATGAAAAAGAAAAGAATCATAATAAACAATTATCATATAGATATAGTTTTTACTGTGCGCAATCGTATAAAGATGCAGGATACATAGACGAATCAATTAAATGGTACGACCAAACCCTAGAATTAGATGGATGGAAACAAGAAAAATATTATTCGTGTTTAAAATTGAGTGAACTATATAATAACAAGAAAAATAAAGAAAAAACAATGGGATATTTGTTAAAAGCAATAAATTATGATGTAGAAAGAATGGACGGATTGATAAAAGCCGTCGAACTTTATTATAATGACGGAAATCATTTATTTGTAAATATGTTTTATCATAAATTTAAAAATTATTCTAGTAATTATAGAGAAAAATTATTTGTAACAACATGTTATTATGATGATATGTTAGAATATTACAATGGAATTTCTGCGTTTTATATAAATGATACAAAAAGTGGATATGAATGTATAAAAAAGATAATAATTAACAAAAAGTTAGAACAAAATAAATATATCTTATCGATAAATAATTTACAGTATTATTTAAATGAATTAGTAAAAGATGAC